ATTGCCCAAATCAAAAATTACAGCACGTCTTCTAGCCCCAACAGGGCCAATCCCAACAAAAATGTTGTTAGTAATTATGATAGTTCTAGCGTATGCAAATTGCAACTCAGGTTCAATATCGATAGCGCCAGGCATTGTTGCATTGGTTGTATTTACAAAATAATTGTTAAAAATGTATAGGCCATCAACAGAACCCCCAGTAATACCTTGTCGGCACGTATTGTTAATTCCGTCAAATCGGCAATTTGTGATGGTTGTATTTTGCGCTGCATAATTTGTAGGAACACCAACTCCCGACATTTGAGAGCCTACAAATATTGCATCGCCACGCCATCCGTAAAAATAACAGTTGTCAACAATAATATTTTGTGTGTGACCGCCAAGAATAACGTGCGATTGCTCATCTGCGGCTGTGTATGCACCAGTTGGTAAATCCATTTGGAATTGAATGTTGCGAAACGACACATCTTTTATTGGCGTTTGACTGTTAGCTAAGTTCATTACAAACATACCATCAACACTGCCTGGTCTTGGATTAGTACCGCTAATTTGATGAATGATAGTGTTCCAGCTTTCACCGATCAATTGTGTGTTACTTGACAAATCAACGTGAGTGATTTCGTATGTGCCATCAGGAAAATACAAAGTCCCACCAGTATTTGCGGCAGCTTGGATTGCTGCCGTGTCATTAGTCACGCCATCGCCAGTTGCACCAAAATCTTTGACGCTAACGTACTGATCTAACTTTTGACAAACTGGATATGGAACTCCTCCAGTAAATGGAGGACTATAGGTTAAAGCGCAAGCATTAGCACCAATTCCAGTTCCAGATGGAAAGTTGTAAACCATTGAGCCTTTGCTGTCTTGCACCAAAATGCTGAAATCTGCGGCATCAACATAAATTTGAGCTGGTGTACCAGCACTTGAAACATAACCATTGATCGTCCGCAATGGCTGTGCTGCAATGATTGTCAATGCTGCGTCAAAGTAAGCAACAACTGGATTGGTTTGTGGGTTTAAGTTGGCAGTACCAATCCACACGTAACCATTATCTAATGGCTGTCCATCACGGTCTTGAAAGACAGGAAATGGGACTTGTATTGAGAGTGCTGACATTTATTGGTTCTCCTGTGTGGCCTGTTCTGCTGGCAGTAAGTTTACTTCTGTTTGAATAGTTGACATCAAGCGTTTAAATAATTTTGCTTCTTCAACACCTCCCGGTGCTGTCTTTGGTATTTTCATCAACAAATCACGAACTGCCGCAGACTCATAAATACGTGCCGTTGCTCCGATGCCGCCTGCGGCAGCAATTGAAGCCCCAAGACTACCGAATATGCTTTGCAAAAAGCTACCCGCAACAAATGGCACAGCTTCTTGACCCGTTGCTGTTGTTACACCAGCTTCACCAGCTCTCCGTGTCATTGTCAACACACGCGATAAACCTTGAACCCTCTGTAAATCATCGCCTTTAAAAAATACGCCTATTTGTGGCTGTAATCTTTTTAACTCAGCATTAAATTTTTCAGGACTAAACATTTGAGTACCATCTGGCAATGTGTACTCGGCTTTACTTGCGGCTTGTGACAAGATAGATGAACGTGCATTTGCTCTGCCTGCTGGTGTCAAACTACTGTAAAGCTGATTGATTTCGCTTGGTTTTTTGCTAAACAAAAGTTTATTGACATCATCTGGAACTGCTTTGCCTGATTTTAAAACTGACTTTAACGTATTCATTTCAAGTTCACCAGCCAATTCTTTAAGCCTTTGATTTGTGACCATAAATTTGTCAACATCTCTGCGCTCGCCAGTTTTCTTAATAAAGTCAATCATGTCCTCACGAACTGGGCCATAAACAGCACGCAATGCTTTTTCACCAGCATCACGAGCGGCAATACTCATGGGTCGTGCTGGGTCATCCATGAAAATCTTGGCTAATTCGTCTTGGCGATAAGCCTCAATTTGAAACAAATCACGATTCTGCAAATCTTTTTTGATTTGCTCTAAACGCTGAATAGCCTCATCCGAACCTTCTGTGCGTCGTCTGGCTAAGTCAGCAATCTGTTTATCAATTGCTTCAAGCGCACGAGGCACGGGCACATTGCCTTTGTCTGCAAGCCTATTGATAACCTCTTTTTTGGCTTGCGAGTATTTGGCAAAGTCTGCGGCACGTTTTGATGACAAGTCAGTCATGATGTCTGCGCTAAATTTAGCAACATCATCAGCGCCATATTCTTTTAACAAGTTTTTTACAGCATCAATTCTTGCTTCTTGCTGTTCAACACGAACAGGGCCAGTGCCTGCCATTGGCACTCTTTCACCAATACGCTGCGCTATTTTGCCAATAAATGATTGTGGCTGAATTACGTCAGATGTTAAAACAGGAACGCCAAGTCTTTCAGCCTCAGTAACGATTGGCTGTGTGGTTGGTGGTAGTGGAGTTGGTTTCGGTCTTGCCAATCTAGCACCAGCCATACCACCTGCTAAAGATGATGCAATAGTTCCTGCAACTTGTCCTAATGGTGTAATTTCAGTGCCTTTAGTAGCCTCTGCAAATGTCTGTGCAGCACCTCCACCACCAACTCCACCAGCAATTTGCATAGCAGGCTGTGTAGCAATCATTCGACCAACTTCACGGGTTACTGGTGCGCTTAAACCAGCCGCTGCTTCAATAGCTTTTCCAGCCGCCGCCATACCACCAGCACCAGCTCCACCAGCAGCAGTAGTTTGTACGGTGCGTTCTACCGCTGTCTGTGGTCGAGCTACACCTAGTTGAGTAAGCAAAGCCTCCACAGCCTCTGTCGGAAGGGTGAAATTAGTTCCTAGCCGACTATTGATTAAACTGACCACTGGGTCGCCAATCAAGCCTGCAAGAGTAGCCGCGCCTGCGCCTGCAATAGCGCCAGGTATCGCACCGACACCTGCAAACGGAGCACCCATAGTCGCGCCCAAAGCCGCCCCAGCCGCAGGTAATGCCACACCCCTTGTAACAGCACCAGCAAGCCCTGTGGCAGTTGTAGATGGTTCAACAGGGGTTAACCAAGCATTTAATGCTTCGTCATAGTAAGAACCTGATGGCTTTGCATCTGCAAGAGCAATAGGCAATAATTTAAAACCTGCTGGCGGTGTAATCGTGCTTGCTTTTGAACTTTCAGCAAAAATAGGTACGCCACCAATTTCAACCTTAGCCGATTCAGTTGTTGTTCTTGCTGGTTGCTGTCCAGCACGGATTGTTGCAACTCTTGCTTTCAATTCAGGCGAATCAGCAGGAACATCATCAGGGATGTTGTTGATTGTGATGCCGTCTTTAGTCGTTATTGAATATGGCATTTCAATAATCCACGGTTACATTGCGTTGTCCAGCAGTTCCACTTGCAGGTGGCGTTCCAAAAGGCTTTGCGGCATCAAGGAACAACTTTGCTGTTGGGCTTTGCGTTGTTGCTGATTCAAGCAACTTGCGACTTTGGTCATATTGAGCTTTTGCACCACGATCAAACAAGTTGAACAAAGTATTTAATTCACCCTTTGTAAAATTGATGTCACCTGCTCGTGCCCTTGTAAGTAAAGCCTGCTCTCCTTCAGTGATTGGCCCTTGGCCTTGCCCAGCAATTAAAGCACGTGCTTTAAGTGCCATTTCCGCATTACCTTGAATTAACTCCCGCGTAGCATTGATGCCTTTCTCACCAACAAGGCCGAAAGCATTCGCTACTTGTGCAATTTGCAATATTCTTTCAGCAAATGGGCCTGTTATTGCTGTCCCAAGTGCTGTGCGGTATCTTGCAAGTTCACCAGTTAAGTCTGCGGCTGCATTCATCTGGTTATAAAGGTCAGGTACTAATTTACCAAGTTCAGCGCCAGCCGTTTTATCTGCGATATTAACGTTTGTGACAGCGGCAGGTGGTTTTTTAAGAATCTGTAAATTCTGAAATATTTTTTGGTCTTCAGCGCTTAAATTCTTAAAGTCAATCGCCTCTTGAACGCTTGGTGCTAATTTTTCCTTATTTAGTTTTGCAAGATTTGCCTCTGCGGTTGGACGCGCAAATTCAGCCTGAACACCTTTTTCTAATGCTTCAGCTTCTAATTTTTTTAAAGTTGGCCTGAACTCTTGCTCTTCTCTTTTTTCTTTGGTTAGCTTTAAAAGATTGTCTAGGGCTTCTTTGCCGCCAGGTATAAAAGTCATTTGTGACGCAAATAAATTACCCACGTTGTCAGGCTGGGTCTTTGCAAGTTCTGCCATTTGCCGCAGATATTGTGCTTCGTTGGCATCACCGCTATTTTGTGCGGCTTCGGCTTGGCGCATCAACAACATTGAGGCTTGTTCTGGGCTACCTGTTTTGAGTGCAAAAGCCACACCGCCTATTTGTTTTAGTGTGTTTTGGTTTTGGCGTGCATCTCTGCCTTCTAAAACCTTGCGGATGTTTTCAGCTTGGTCTTTGCCGCTTAAAAGTATGAGGTTTTCATAATCTGTTGCGGTAGCATTGGGACTCTGAATGCGTGAAAAAGCCTGTTGGTATTGCTCTTGTGCGCGTTTTTGCTGCTCTTGAAGCATTTGACGCTGCTTTACTTCTGCCAAGCCCATGCCAAACTTTAAGCCCGACAAGCTTGCTGCAAATGGGTCTAGTGGTGTGTAGTCTATTGGTTGAGCCATAATTAAAACTCCAAAGAACCCATGTATTCACCTGATGCTAGGTTTATGGGTTGGCTTACTGTTGGCGTTCCTCTTAAAATAGAACCTAAATCTACACCAGCACCCTGAAGCGCATTAAAACCGCCCAAAACACCTTGGGTCAGTGCCCTCTGCTGTGCAACTTGTGACGCTGCTGCTGCGCTTCCCTGTTGCCCCATTAGCGTTGAAATATTGGCGGCTGTTTGTTGACCAGCAGCGCCTGTACGTGCAGCCGATGCCTGTCCAAGTCCAGCCAATCCTGCTAGTGTGGTTTGCCCTGTTGCCGAAAGTCCACCCAGTCTGCCGTATTGCTGTTCAATCAAACTATTCAACAATTGGGGCCTGAATTGTGCGAGTGCCGCTTGTACGTTGCCGCCTCTTAATCCACCCGTAGCGGATGCCCTTTGCAATAGAGCTTCTTCGCCTTGGCGTGCAAGTGCTTGGAAGGTTTCACCGCCGCTGATTCTTGATATGGCTTCACGTTCTGCTTGTGGGCCTCTTAACCCTAGAAGTGCTTGCTGTTGCTCAAGTGCAGGCGCACCTGCAGCGGCATAGGGTGCAAGCCCTTGAACCGCAGTTAATCCAGCCTGTGTGTAAGGTTGCAGGATGCGGGTGAATTCTTCAAACTGCCTGCGCTGCTCATCCATGCCACCCTGTGCGGCTGCGACTTGTGTTTGTCCTGCTTGGGCTGCTGCCTGACCGCCCTCTAAAGCACCGCCAAGAGCCGCGCCGATAGAAGCACCTACTGGGTTTCCACTAATTACAGCACCTGCAACGCCGCCTAAAACACTAAGAAGTCCCATGTCAACACCTCAATTTCTTGGATGCCGCTGGTAGCATTTTTCTCAGCGGTTTGATTTTCGCACAGATTTGGTCAATCCTCATAGTCTTCCCAAGCCTGACAAACCCGCATATCGTTGCAGATAAAGTTCAGCTTTTCGCAGTGACCCCTGAACCCTGCGCCCTTGTCATAAGCCGCCATCGGAATGCGCTCAATCTTGACTTGAGCCATAAAGCTGTTGTCGTAGTATTCGCAGTTTGAGCAATGCTTGCGCCGTGCGTCTTTTTCATCGCATTGCATCGCCTCTGCAAGCGCTGCATAAAAAGGCTTATTTGCGCCAGGCTCATTGGTGGGCATTTCAGGGCCATAGTTCCAGTCCTGCACCGCAACGGCGTAGTTCTTCTTGTTTTCTGCGTTGGTTAAAAATTCTTCTTCCATCGGCAAGCCATTAAAGCCCCGTGGGATAACCATAAATTCTTTCATTTGTAGCTCCTTTAAGTGATTTCACGCCCTGATGCGCGAATGGTAAGTGATGTGGCTGCGCTCGCAATTGTGGAAATAAAACTGCCTGGCTCTAATGCTTGCCCAACCAATTCAGGAAATGTGTAGGTCTCATCAGGTGCAATGCTTCGGGTGTCCACAATCAGATTGCTTGTGCCTGCCGAACCGCCACTGGTCACTAAGTTCACGCTGATCGTCACATTGCCTGCCGTGGTATTAGTGGCAGTAAATTTGTCAATGATCGCTTTACAGTTCACGGCGGTGTACTGCGTAGTCTGTGTGCCCTCGGCTTGTTTGGGTGGTATCAGCACCTTGATTGTTACGGTCATGTTTACTCCTTATGTGGCTTCGCCACCACTTGCGATGATTGTGAGGCCAGTTGATGCTGCCTGAATTTGAATGGTATCGCCTGCGTTCAGCACCTCAATGCCGTTATATTGCAAGGCATTAGCAGTTGGCACAGGCACATCGTATAGGAAAGCATTTGAAGTTCCAGCCGAGCCTGCTGATGGAACTAAAAACACTCGCACGTTAATGTCAGCGGCTGTTGTGTTGGCAATGCTGAATTCTTTGAGCAGCGTTCTAGTTGAAGCTGGCACTGTGTAAAGCGTTGTCACGCCAGTGG